AACCGCCTAGCTCGGGCAGGCTAAAGGCTCCAACGATTGCGTCTTTGATACTTGCGAAGGTGCTAGTCACCGAATCGGCGAATGATTTGTAAATTCTATCGCGTTCGTCCGTTGCTGCTTTTTCTGAAGCAATTCGTTCGTCCCGTAATTTATCTGCTTCTTGTTGGTCGGCTTGAATCTTTGAATTTATTTCAGCGATACCCGCGGCAGTTTTGTTGAACCTGTTTTGAGTTCTCGTAGCTAAGTCCGTGTTTCCCTTTGCGATTTTCTTAGCTGTTGCTAATCCCTTAGTTCCGCCTAGAAGGTCTGCCGCTAATCCTTCTGAGATACCCCTTTTAGTAGTTAGCTTTGTAAATAGCTTTTGATTTTTTACCGCTGCGTTTAAACTTTGCGCGTAAGTCTTTTCTGCCGTTCCGCTTTTACTCTTGCTTCCGGAAAGACGAGCCATAAAATTTGTCATACTGCTTTGAGCAAATGACTTGTCTAGATTCATTCGGCGTTCTGCCGCGTCCGGGCCAACAATAAGCGGAGGCTTGTATCCCGCTGCCGCGCCGTTTAGTCCTTCGATTGCGCTCTTAGCTGCGCCGTATTTTCCGGCTGCCCAATCTGCGTCTTGTCCAGACTTTAGAACTGCGCTTCCAAAGCTTGTCATCGTGGGAGTTGTAGCTCTCGCACCTTCGTTCATTTTCGAGATTCCCTCGGCGATGAAACCAAGAGCTATGACGGCTGCGCCAATACCGCTGAATAGTAGAGCGGAACGAAGAAGGCCGATTGAGATAGTCGCTTTCTTAGCTGCTACGTCCGTGCCACCTAGAAGCGAATTAGTAACAACGGCGATAGCGTTGTAGATTCCTTGCGTGACTTTGATTAGGTTGTAAGCCGTATTGAGAACAAAGAGCGCGCTCGAAACTTTGATAATCGTTTCTGCGTTTTGTAAGAAGAAGGCTGCTGTATCAAGAAGAGCTTTGGCTAAAGCTTTAAAGTCTACGGAGTTTACGGCGTCGCGTAATTTAGAACCAATCTCCGGAGCCATTTCTCGGAGTCCGTCCATAAGACTTCTTAGAGCTGGCATAACGATAAGGCCGATTTCTTCGCTGAAGTTTTCTAGCTCTATTCCAAGAAGCTCTATTTGTCCGGCGAAGGTCTGTGCGTAAGCTTGTGCCGAACCTCCGAACTGAGATTGTAGTTCCGCAAGAACAATCTTCTGCGCGCCTAGAAGGTCGCCCGATTGTGTGAGAGCTTTTATCTGCTCTTTCTGTTGGTCGGTGAACTGAATACCAACTCGGGTAAGGGCAGAGATTCCTTTTACCGGGTCGTTCAACGCCTTACCTAAACGGATAGCTTCCCTGCTTGCGTCCGTTCCCATAGCGCGGGATACGTCTAGACTCGCTTGTACGGTCTGGTCGAAGATGTCGTTATTTAGCCCGGCTTGATTCTGAATGTTCTTAAAGGTAAGAAGAAGGTTTGCGCCCGACTGAATTAGTTCGTCGTCTACTGCGGTTTGACGACTTAGAGTTTCGGAGAGCTTTGCGATATCTGCGGCGGTTCCGTTAGCGGTAGTCCCCGTGGACTTCAGAACGGCTTCGGTCTGCGCCATTATCTTCTGCGCTTCGGCTGCGTTCTGGACGCTCTTACCTAAAGCGGCAGCGACTACCCCAATACCAACCCCGGCAATAGCAGCGTTTCGTCCTAGAGCTTGGAAGTTGCCTCGAACTTTATTTAGCTGGTATTGTGCTTGCTTCAATCCCTTAGAATCGAAGACGGTGATAATCGGTATTCTGACTGCCATTACATTACCTTTAGTCTTGTGTTTGCCTTAGTGGAATATCTATTTATGATTGCTAGGACTGCGGCTGATACGCCTTCTTTTCTGCGTTCGTATCCTGCCCACACATATCGAGAAGCTTTGCCGTCTAGCTTTTTCAGCATTCCCTTAGAGTTTCTGGAACCAGCGTCCGGGCCACTTCCAACTAAGTCGAGTATCTCGAACCCTACTGCGTCGCCGGGGGATACTGCTTCGAATCCGATTAGGGAACGTTCCGTGCCACCTCTACCTAGTTTCGCGCTTGGTCTTATGTAGGTGCGAATCTTAGGAGTTGCGTATCGGGTTCTACCGTTATGGAGCATTCCGCCTTGACCTAATTTGTTTCCTACTAATGGCGAAACTATTGGAACCTTAGATTCTATGGAAGAAATAACAGAAGCTACGCCGGGTTCGTTTATGATTTCTTTTCTCATTTGTGCGAAGAGCTGTGGTTCGAATTTTTTTAGTTCGGTGACGGTTGCGCCCAAGCCTTCTACGTCGATTCTTAGCATTTCAATCAGCCTTCCTTCTATCTATTCTACTGAAGAGAAATAAGCAAAGCCCCTGCGTTAGCAAGGGCTTCACTTACCGCGGAAGGTTCTTAGCGACAAGCCACCTGTTCATTGTCCAAAGCATTCGGTCGGACTGCTCCAGTAAAATACTCGGAGCGATTCCGGACTCGACCGCTAGGGAAGCTATGAACCAATGAGCGGAGCTATCGCCTAGTCCTACTATTCTGGAACTTTTGGGTCTTCAGTTGCTCCAATAGCGTCTACTAGTTCTAGCCAACCTTCGAATTCTTTGTCTGTCTGCTTCCTGCGCTTCTCAGAATGCCAAGCGAGGAATAACAACCAGCCCATTTTTGGGTCGTCTAGTTTTGCTATTGAAACGTCGTACTTGTCTTCGAACGCCACCATATCGGGAGCCGATACTAGAACGTCCTTGTGTGTTCCGTCTGCGAACTCAATGCGTAGGGTTAGTTTCATTTTCTAGCCTTATGCGGTTGCGAAGGATACGGAACCCGAAGTCGGGTACGAAACTGAAAACGAACTTAAATCGCCGATTGCCCCGGCTACTGGAGACACGCTATTCACGTGAACGGTCGCAGTCCACGCTGGGTTAGTTGAAGAAGTGGCGGTTCCATTTGGGTTAATTACTACGGTCGCAAGTGTTCCGATAAGCGGGTTTAGAACGGTGTTGATTTCACCGACGCCGTAACCGGAATGAAAGTCTAGTGAAACTGTTCCAGATTTTAGTCCAGAAATTAGTTCTGTGTAACCGTTGCTTCCGAAGCTGGTTACGTCCACGTCTGCGGCAGTTAGCTCTAGAGTAGCGGCAGCAACACCAGTTGAAACGTTAGTTCCGTTGATTGTGACCTTTGGGTTTATTACTACATACTTTGGCATTTTTTTTGTTCTCCTATTTTCCTAGCGGTTTTATTGTGCGTAAACTACAACGTTGAACTCAGCGGCTAGATAGGTAACTTCGCCAATAACAATAGAGCCGTAATTCCGCATATCGGTTACTCGGAGAGAATCACATCTCCCACCAAGCGTCCTGTCTAATTCTATCGCAAGCTTTACCGAAGAACTTCCGGCGGGCGTCACGTAAGAATCTAGAAGCCTTTGTGCGGTTCTTTCCCCGACTCGACCGACGACGCAAGTAATAACGAAGTTGTATTCGTCAAGTCCACGGGAACCAGCTTTGTCATAATTTACGCTTGCTACGTTAATAATCGAAATGGGCGGGGAGATTGTATCCGGAGTTTCGGTTGTAGTTCGAAGCCCGGTGATAGTTCCAATAGCGGAAGCAAGTCCGGAACGAAGGTCGGTAATAGAAGCCATTAGGCGAATCTAACTTTTCTATAAACGTCGATAAGGTGCTTCACGTCCGGGTCAAGTTGAACTCCCACGCGAACGGCTCCCTGCTCCCCAAATCCGGCGATTCCCAAAGGCGAATCATTACGCTTAAAAATTCTTGCCGCTTGAATCACGGTTGCTTGCTTTACTGCCGTCGGAACGGCTGACCAGCCCCAGACGCCAACAACTCGAACGGTAGCCTCTCCGTCTAGGACGTCAAATAAATAGTCGTCTACGGCTCTTATACGGGTAGACGGGTGATTTGTAAGACCGTCCACTATTCCGTTTAGTGGCTCTAGCTGATAATCCTTAGCTGCCCAAGTTGTGCCGAAGTCGTCGCCGTCGGAGGTCTGAAGAGTAGTTAAAGTTATTAGGTCGTCAATTTCAGCAACGTAAGAATCTTGCGGAGCGAATAAACGGGTCGCTGTTCCAGCGGTGTAGAAGTAGCGTTGCGTGTAGCTGTCCACCATTCGAGAAGCTGATTCGACCGCAAGCTCTAGAAGCGTATCGTCCACGCTGTCGGTAATCCGAGCGGAAGCTTTTATTTCTGCGAGTGTACAGTAACCATTTACGATTGCCATTAGATTCCTTTGTTTCCTTTTATCTTACCAGCCGGGCTTTTATAGCGGTCGAGCTAATCCCTGCGGTGTAGGGCAAGAACCCGAACCCAACTTTATTAGCTTCTAGCCAATCTCTAGTAAAGCCCATTTGGGAGTTGTAATCCTTATCTGACCAATCCGTTCCAGTAATTACAAAGTCCGCTTTTGCTTGAATTATGGCTGGCTTTGAATCTTGCCCGCCATAGTTAATAATAACTTCGTCCACATATCTACAAGCCCGAACTACCGCTGCTCTTTCCTCGGTGGTCATTATGGGCGATTTGCCTTTGAACTCTTTAACAAATTCGTCTGTATTTATGGCAACAATAAGCGTTCCGTCTTCGCCCGCAAACTGTTTTAGTCTGCGTAACATTTCAACGTGGCCCCAATGAAAGACATCATAAGTTCCGCCGTTATATATTCTCAATCCCAACGATTAGCCCTTCTAGTTTTTAAGTCCCAGTAGCCCGGGGAGAAGTCTTCTTCGTTTACTTTCTTGTTAAATAGATTCTGATTCGCTGCGTAGGTTCGATTATTTTCTATCGTTTTGTTCTTTAGGCTAGAGCTGTTTTCGTGGTGAACTTTAGCTTCTAGTCTTTGAATCTTTACTCCAGCTTTTTCCATTCTCCGGTGAAGGTCGTTATCGTCAAAGTAGAGCGGATAGAATCGTTCGTCATAGAGTCCAGCTTTAGCTATTGCGCCTTCTCCGAATACCACGCACGCCCATTGTGGAATGATGTCTACGAAGTTCAAAGCGTCCGGGTCTGTTTCAGTTGCGATTATCTCCAGCGCACCAGATTCGAACCAAGCGTCGTCGTTTACTAGAACCCAGTAAGGCGCGTAAGGGGTGGACTTGATTACTAGATTATACGCACCTACAAGCCCAAGTCCGAAGGGAACTCGTAGGAGCCATAGATTCTTTACTTGTTCCGGTTGCTTAGGTTCCCAGTTCTTCGCTCCGGAGTTGTCTACGATTACCAAGTGTTCAATCGGGTAATCTATCGAAGCTAGTAATCTATCCGCTTTGTCGAACTGACTGTAAACGGCGAATCCTAGAACGGGAATCATTATGCGAATTTCTCCCGGAGAATCGGCAACCAATACCTAGACCAAACCTTGTCTACGTCAAAGTCCGAAGCGAAGTCGATAGCTACTTGTGAACGGCCTTTGCCTAACTTGTAAGCCTCTTCTAAAGCTCCAACTATTGACGGCACGTTAGGAATCTGCCACCAAGCGTCCTGCCCGGAATCCCAAGAAGGCTGTCCTTCTACTAAGAAAGAATCTTCAGAAAGAAGGTCGGGAGTCGCTGCCCAAGATGAACCGACCACGCGGGTTCCACAAGCCTGAGCTTCAACCGACGGAACGCCGAAGCCTTCTCCGTAAGACGTCGCAAGTAGAACGTCCATTCCCGTATAGTATCCGGCTAGAGTTTCCTGCGATATTCCATACCGATAACTTAGGGGATTAGGAAAGGCAACGTCTTCTTTATCTATGCCCAAGCTTTGAAGAAGGCTAACTAAATTCCAACCGATACCCTTAGAAATTGGGTCGGTGTGAAGATAGAGCATAACGTCTGGGTGCTTCTTCTGGAAGATTGAGAACGCAAGTAAATTTTCTGAGAATGCTTTGCGGTGAACTAGGCCAGAACTTTTATTTGCCGCAACCATTCCCACAACGAAGCGGTCTTTCGTTCCCATATGTTCTTCTACGGACTGCCCGTTTATTTCGAAGGTGGGCTTTAGAACTTTAGTATCTATTCCGTGCGGTGCGTATTTACACTCAATACCTTTAGCTTCCATTTGTCTAACTCCGTGCGGAGCCATAGCAACCGGAGTCACTTTCTTTTTCTTTAGAAACTCTTCGACTCTAGGCGGTATTGTTATATGGTCGAGTGGAACCCAGCTAAAAATGTCTATGTCGTTGAACGCTGGATTAGTAAGAACCCATACGTCGTAGAGCGTAAGCATAGCGTTCGGTTGGTTTGGCTTAGAAGCTGAAAAGGTTTTGTGGTCTATCGGAGCAGAATCGTTCGAATACATATCGAAGCCCCGGGCGAAGTGTGGAATCTTTCCGTAAGGCGTTTCTAGTTCGCGCTTGATTCCTTCGAGTCCGTAGTTAGAAAGAGCTGCTACGTCGAAGCCGTGACGCTTTAGGCGGTCTACTAGGTAGCGAGCTTGCTGTCCGTAGCCCGTCGGTTGGTCGGGTGAATTTGAATAGAGCGTAACCGTTCCATTGAACTGTTCACGGTTAGCAGGGTTCTTGGATTTAGTAGGAGTCATAGCAAAAGATTAGCAGAAGATTTCGACAGAATAAAAGGGGAGAGCCGAAGCCCTCCCCTTCCAAATTCTTAGGCGGATAGGTAACGCGCCTCTTCTTGGATAGCTTGGATTCCAATTTCCAGATTCTCTAGGTCGGAGATGTACCCGGCTGGAACCGCTTCGATTCTTCCGGTCTTTAAGATTTCGCCCTTGTCGTTGAAGTCCCACTCGTCGCCGATAATGTAGATTCTAAAAAGACCGTTCTCCGCGAATACTTGATACTGGTCTTTGGTAGCTACTGGAGTTCCCAGTTCTTCTAGATAAATAGTTTTCATTTTCTTCCCTTTCGATTCCCGGGCCTTTCCCGTTAGTACAACTCTACGGTAATTTTGCCTAATTTTGACTAATTTCGCCGAATTTCTAGGAATTTACCAAATCGTTACAATAGGCCATTTGACTAGCTAAAGGAGTTCCACGGCTAAAAGGAAAGGTCGCCGGAACCCTACCGTCCGGCGACCTCTCCAGTCTGTTAGCTAATGCTTATGGCTTAGCTTGCTCCTCCGCGGAATTTGACGAAGTGGCTTGCGTGTGTCAATTTTGAATCCACGCGAGCGGTAACCCTAAACGTGGTTACATCATTTGCGAAAGCGTAATCTGCGGACTGAGCCACT